CTCATCGGCACAGGGTGAGTCGCGGCCTAGACCTGCACGACGAGAGTCGCGTCCAGTCCAAGCGTGCGATGGATCAACTGTGGGCCAGTCTGCGACCGGACATGGGGGACGAGTGTATCGAATGGCCCGGCTCGCGGAATGGGGGTGGCTATGGAGTCGCCACGCGGAACGGCACTTCGATCGCCTCGCGAGCCGTCTGGATTGAGGTTTTCGGCCCAATCCCTGACGACATGTTCGTCTGTCATCGGTGCGACAACCGGCCCTGCGTGAACCCGGGCCATCTCTTTCTTGGAACTACTCGGGACAACTGCCAAGACATGCATGCGAAGAATCGGAACGCCGATGTTCGGGGCGTCCGCAATCCCCAGGCACGCCTGTCCGAGCGAGAAGTTGTTGAGATAAGGACTGCCGTGGCGGCAGGTGAGACGTGCCTGGCTGTCGCATCTCGCTACGGCGTGTCCAAGGCGCATGTCAGCAACATCATCCTCGGCAAGCGGAGAGCATCGAGCCCTGCTGATCTGCGCGACGACCTCAAGGCGGCGTCATGAGCGTGGAGCCGAAGGCGATAGCCGACCTCGTTGAGACCTTCATCAACGACGAGCACGACGACGACCGCAAGTACGAGAACCGCACGCCGCTGGACGAATCAGGAGCGTGGAGCCTGCACCAACTCGCGGCAGTGATCTACGCCGCTGGATTCGCTGACGGCACACGTACTGAGGAAACACGCGAGCGGGGTAGGCGGCAACGAAAGTCCGATGCAGCCAAGAGCGAGGTGCAGTCATGACGACCTCGCTGCACGACCTAACCCCTGGGATGCGCGTCACCATCCTGTCACCCGACTGGCTGGCAGGGCAGCGCGCGACCGTCCTTGATATGACGCGGGTTCTGCTCAACGGGCACGACTGCGCTGTGGTGTTCGCGGACGGCGACGTGATGTGCGTCATGGCCCGGGATCTGGCGGTCGCGCCATGAGCGACTTCCAGATCCACTACCTGTCCGAGTGCCCCCAATGTGGCGGAAACATTGACGACCCGTTCATGGACGACCTCTGCTGGCAGTGCGATCACCGCCAGCACTCCGTCGCTCCGTGGGACGCACTCGACTGTGCTTTGTGCTGGCCCGACAACGACGACGATGGAGAGATCCGCACGTACTACGACGACCCCGACGAGGACGACGAGCCTGTCCGTCCGATCGTCGACGCGGTAACCGGTGGCCTACTGTGACCCCCGCCGAACTGCGTGAGGCCGGTCAGATGGCGTCTCTCTTCGCGGTGTCCGACACGACCCGGCAGGACTTCGAGCGCATCCTCACCCTCGCGCCAATCGAGTTCAGCATCAACGACATCCGTGAGTACATGGACTGGGCCGACATCCCAGAGAAGGTCAGAGGAGGCCTCTTCAGTGCTGCTGTGAAGGCTGGGCTGATCGTTCCGCTGATGGTGCAGGGCTACCCCGCGCGGGTGCCCTCTACGGGCCCGTCAGCGCACACCGCGACCGTGCGCGTGTACAGGAGGTGCGCGGCATGAGCACCCTGGTCATTCTCAGCTGTGACGACTGCGGGCACGCCACCCCAGCAACGTCGCCCGCGATGGCTGCCTATGCCTTGCGTCGTCACTCCTGCGCCACCGTCCTTGAGCGGGTCGCTCGTGGCCAGCGCAGACTCGACCGGCTGGCCCTGTCCGGTCCTGAGCAGCCCTGTCAGCACAACGATAGGCACCCGCACGGCGACCGCGTCCGGTATGTCATCGACAAGTGCCGTTGCCGTCCCTGCCGTGACAGCGCGAACAGGTACGAGCGTGCCCGCCAGCGCCAACAGATGTACGGACACGACGCTTATGTCGACGCCGGACCAGCCCGCGCCCACATCACCGCGCTCATGGCCGCAGGCATGGGCCTGAAACGGATCGTGGCCGTCTCCGACATCTCCCAAGGTCTGCTCTGGAAGCTGATCTACGGCAAGCGCCGCGCTGACGGCACCCGAACTCCCTCCAAGCGGATCCGCCCCACCACTGAGGCCGTCATCCTCGCCATCACCCTGGACCTCGCCGACGGCGCCCGCGTCTCAGGCGTCGGCACTCGCCGACGATTGCAAGCCCTGGTCGCGGTCGGCTGGTCACAGTCGAAACTCGCCCGCAGGCTCGGCATGGGAGGGCGGAACTTCGGGCACCTCATCCACAACCTCGGCCTGACCGGTGAGGTCACCGTGACCCACGCCAAAGCCGTCACAGCCCTATACGACCAACTATGGGACCAACTACCACCCCACACCCAGCACCGCGACCACATTGCCTACAGCCGCGCCATCAACCATGCCATCGGCTACGACTGGCCGGTCCCGATGGCCTGGGATGAGGACGACATCGACGACCCCGACGCACAACCTGACCGTGGCGAGCAGCAGCAGCGGCGCGGCACAGGGCGGCCGGTGGAGTTCAGTATTGAGGACATCGACTTCATCCTCGACAACGACCCTCTCACCATCGACCAACTAGCCGACCGCCTCAAGGTGAGCCAAGACACCATCAAGCACCACCTCGCCCGAAGCGGCCGCCGCGACCTGCTGGCTCGGATGCTCCGCAACAAGACAGTGCAGGAGTACGCCGCATGAGCCGCATTTGGGGAGACCACGCATGTCCTGTGACCGGAGTGCCATGGCACCGGAAGGGCAAGTGGCTCTGTATCCACGATGTGCGTGCATACCTCGAGCGGGAGCGCCCCAGCCTTATTGGCCTGGTCTGTAAGTCCGAACAACTCAACCTCTTCGAGGTGACCCTGTGACCTTCCGCTGGTCCCGTGACGGTGCCGCCCTGACCTCCCGCTGTGTCCTCTGCGGGCTGTCTACCCGCGCGCTGTCCGAGACCGCCATCCACACGGCCCAACGCGCGCACGACGCGCTCACCTGCCAGTTACGACGCGCTGCAGCGGCACGAGCAGTCGCCACTGAGGTCTACGTCGCGACCTACAAGCCTCCACCCAAGCTGCGAGCGTTGCGCACCCACTGCCACGACAACCACGAGTACACCCTCGAGAACACACGGATGGATGGCCGTGGTCGCCGGGTCTGCAAGACGTGCGAGGTGCTGCGTGTCATGGCATGGCGCGAACGACAGAAAACAACTCGGCGATTGCGCGTGTCGCCAACGTTCCCAGCGGTTTCCGCGGCTGCGGTTGGGATAATAGAGGCAAGTGAGGCGGCCCCGGATTTGGCCCCGGAACCGCCTCTGAACACCCCGAATGAGCGGAGCATCCACATGCAGAATATCTCAGCCAGCGCGACCCCAAGGCAGAACTTGGGAGGTGTCGCCTGATGGCCCGGATACGCACCACCAAACCATCCTTCTGGGGCTCCGGCACCGTCGCCAGACTGTCTCGGGACGCGCGCCTACTCACCCTCGGACTGATCAGTTTCGCCGACGACGACGGCAGATTTCTCGCATCCACGACGGCAATCAACGGGTTTGTGTTCCCGAATGACGAACTTCCGTCCACGAAGGTGCGCAGGTGGCTCCAAGAAATCACCACGGTCGAGCTAGTTCACGAGTACGAACGCGACGGTGTCCACTACGGCTGCTTCCCGTCATGGCATGAGCACCAAGTCATCAATCGCTATACCCCGTCACAGTTTCCCGCCCCAGAGGTGCCGTGTGTGCCCCGTCAAGGGAAGGCCGCAGCATGACCAAACTCACGGAGTCCTCACTGATCGATCACGGAGCACTCACGGAGTTACCCGGTGGTAACTCACGACAGGAAGGGAAGGGAAGGGAAGGGAATAGGAAGGGAAGGGATGTTGTAGAGACTTCTCATCAATCGTCACTTACGTACCCGCGGGTCGGTGACAAGTGATGCCACTCTCCCAAAGCCAAGGCCAGGCGCTCACAGCCCTGCTCCACACCATCCGCCGCGACTGGGGACTCGCAGGCATCACGGCAGCCTTGAAGAAGGCCAGCCCGCTCGGGTCCGCTGCTGAGGTCGCCGTCGCTGCGTGTCGTGTCGCTGCGAACGAGGGCATCCGTTCCCCGTCGCTGATCGCTGACCCTGGCCCGCACTGGCACGGGCTCGCGGCCGGGTCGAGGTTGGCGCCGGTCATGTGCACCGAGCATCCCGAGCAGAAGGCCGGGTCATGTGCGGAGTGCTTCAAGGCTGCGGTGCCTCGTGCCGACCTGTGCCCCGTGCCGAAGCGCGACAAGCACATCCATCCGTTCATCCCAGAGGAGCAGTCATGAGCGACCCAGTACCCATGAGCGACGCCGAACTGGCTGAGCGGCTTAGGGCGACAAGCCTGCGCGTGAAAGCTGAGATAGCTGAGCGACAGAAGCGCGCAGTGATCGCAGTCCTGATGGCCAACAAAGAAGAGCGCAACGCTGGCGTGCTGGCCGACGCGATCCTGGCCGCGATCGCAGGCAAGCCATACCAAGTGACAACCAGCCAAGGAGAGTCATGAGCAAGTACGGCGCAGGCGACAGCGGGTCACTCGACACGACCGGAGGTGCTCCCGGTGTGAGGCGGGAAGTTGAACTGTTGCAACGTGTGATAGCAGACGCCAACACAGAGATCGAGCGGCTGCGAGGTGGCCGCGAGATCGAGCAAGAGATGATCCGCAACGCGGTCGCCCAACTGGCAGAAAAGGACGACACGATCAGGCGCGTCAAGATGGAACTGGACCACTGGGTGATCCGGGTCACGGAGGACCGCAATGTCATGGCGAAGATGGCCACTCCGGAGTTGGTCGCAGCCCTAACCGACCAACGCGACCAAGCACTGCACGACCGCGACATGGCCGCCATAAAGACGCCCATGTGTTGCAAGCACCCCGCCCACTTCCTGCCCTGCACAAGATGCCACGGATACGACTGTGCTGCCTGCGACAACAAGGCGATGAACGATGGCGACTGGTCATGAGCCCGGAATACCGCATCGAGTTCTCGATTAATCGCCGCGACGATGACGAGGACGACTTCACTGAGATCGGCTTCGGGTCCTCTGGTTCATGGTCGTCCGTCAACCAGGCCAGCCATATGGCGGCCTCTGCGATCGAGTGCCGCGAGTGGGAGACCACGCGCGGGATGCCCAATCCGCGCGAGGTGGACCGATGAACGACACCCCGCGCCCCGGCTGGTGGACGTGCAAGGTCTGCGTCCCCAACGTCCACGACCGCGGCGGGCAGTCGGCTTTCTACGCGCATTACAACCGCGAGCACTGCCGCGAGGTGAAGCCGTGATCCCCTGCCTGCTCTGTGACCGCCCAATACCGCCCACATGGCCGACCGGCAGGCTACGCACGTTCTGCTCGCGGCTCTGCGCCAACCGCGCCAAGTCCGCACGGATCACCGAAGCCAACAAGTTCCTCGACGAGGTCGCCGTCATCCGCCTCACCTCAGGCTCACCCGTCACCTCCACCAAGGCAGAACGCCTCGAAGCGGTGCGCCGGCTGGTCGGTCGCGGTTACTCGACGCGCAGCGTCGCTGAACGTCTGCACACAACAACCCGCAGCGTGTGGCGCTACCGGGCCGAACTCAACCGAAAGGCAGTCGCAGCATGAGAACAACACCGCGCGTCATTCACGAAACGGTCACATGGACAGCGGCCACCGATCCCCGGATGTGCGTCTGCGGGCACTTGCACTACGGCCGGCAGCCCTCGAACAACCGCGACCTCGCCCCGCAGTGGGGCTACTGCGAAGACCCGGCCTGTAAGTGCTGGGGACTGCGGCCCACGTCATGACGACCATCGAGATCATCGTTCTCGGAACCCCCGCGCCTCAGGGCAGTAAGCGAGGCTTCGCAGTGAAAGCCAAGGGCGCCTATACCGGCAAGGTCGCACAGGTCGAGTCGAGCGCGAAGGTCAAGCCGTGGCGGATGGCCGTGAAGTACGCCGCGCTCAACGAGATCGCGATGCTCGACTGGATCTACCAGCCCATGACTGGCGCGATCGTCCTCGAGGTCACCTTCCGACTGCCTCGACCAAAGGGCCATTACGGCACTGGGCGCAACGCCGGCCTACTGAAGCCGACCGCGCCATTCCACCCCAACGGGCGCCCAGATCTCGACAAGCTGCTCCGCTCGACTCTCGACGCCCTCGGTGAGGCTGGCGTGTGGGGCGATGACGCGCAGGTCGTGACGGTTCGTGGGGCGAAGAAATACGCCACGGACTACGAGCCGGTAGGGGCGACGATCAGGGTCAAGTCAGTGCGCAACGAAGTTGAGCGGGCGGTGGCGTGATGGACCCCGAGCTGGCCACGCGCGTCGTGGCTGAGCGTCTTGAATCCATCGATCGGATCTGGGACCTCCTGCTCGGTGCTGAGTCTGAGGGTCAAGGCATGATCCCAACCTCCGCGATCCGTGCAGCGCTCACCAAAGCGGTGGCGTCGTGAGCACTGAAGCGCACATCGAGACTGACTTCGTCAGCCATGGGATCGCAGTTAACGTCATCCGCCGCAATGGGGACCGGATCGACGTGCTCAAGGATCTGGGTGGCGCTGACAGGTTCCAGATTTGGGAGACAGTAGAGCCCGAAACGCGCCAAGCGCCTGCAGGTATCCGCATCCCTGACGACGTGGCCAAGGCGCTCCTCGATGCGCTCCTCGACCACTACAGGGGCGGCCATGATGCGCGAGAACTACGCAAGGACTACGACGCGGAACGCGCACGGGTGGACATCTTCATCAAGCACCTGACTGTGACCCCATGAGCGAGCCGTGCAAGCACGAGCGCGAGTTCGCCGGCACGCAGCAAGACACGCTCACGAGCTTCATCAAGACCAGCGGGGCGCTGGTCAAGATGACAGCCGAGCGGGACGCGGCGCGGGCGGCACTGGCTGAACTTCGAGCCTCATTGACGCCAGAACGTCGGCCGCGATTCCAAGGCCATAGCGACGGGTTCAGTAGCGGAGTCACTTTGGCTGCCGACCGTCTCGTCACGCCTTGGGTTGAGATCCCAGACGAGGTGCTTTCCGACGAGGCCATCGACTCGCTTCGGGCGCGCTTCTTTGGCGAGGCCAAGCCATGACCTGCGAGCTGAAGTCCTGCCGGATCTGCACACCCTGCTACCACGGCCACCACGAGAAGTGCGCGGGCACCGCCCTCTGTAACGCCGACAACATCCGCCGCCGCTGCGAGTGCTGCGGGACAAAGGAGAAGTCATGAAAGCCAAGAAGTCGGGCCACCAGTGGGCCGTCACTGAGGACCCACGCCTCACGCTGACCCAAGAGACGGCGATGGCGGATTTGCAGGCCCGGGCGGTCGCATACGTCCACCGACACTGCCCGGACCCGGCGCTCATCCTGGACATGCTGGGCCTGTCTGAGGCGACGTCATGAACGTCGACGAGCCTGACCTCAGCGACGCCATCGAAGCCGGCCGCCTCGCCTACCACGCGATCTACTGCGACAACATCACCACGGACGAGTGCGCGGGTGTGGCGCTCAACCAGTTCGGCGACCGAGATGTCGCCGCCGCAGTGATCCGGGCTGCGTTACCGCACTTGGTGCTGTCGTGAGGCGCCTGCTTTGGTTGCTCGCGGACTACACCGCCCGAGCCATCATCCGAGCCCTCGACGCCATCGGGGCGCCACGCAGCGAGAGAGGCGAGTGATGCGCCACGACCAACTGTGCGAGAGCGGCAGCCTGTCGGCCATCTCCGGCTCATTTGGGCCATCTCCGGCTCATTTGGGCCATCCAAAGGGTGCCAATGCGCGAGTCGCAGATACGCGGCCGACCCGCTACCGGACGACGTGACACCCATCTGGACGCCCATCTGGGCACGCAACACGGAGGAGCAGTAGATGAGCGACCTTGAGAACTTGGCCTACTACTGCCGCACCATGGCCGACACCAAGGCCAAGCGTGGCGAACGGGCAGCGCTCCCTGGTGAACGCCGACTCTGGGCTCAGATCGCGACAGAAATCGACGGCTACCTTGGCATCCACGACGCCACCGAGCCTGGACTGTTCGAGGCCACGTCATGAGCGCGACGCCTATCTGCCCGATTCCGATCTGCGGCAAGCCGATCCATGACAACGCCTACATCTGCGGACCTTGCGGGCAGGCGCTGACCAAGGCGCTGCACCACATCGCGGACCTGCACTCAGAGCTCGACGTCACCCTCACCCGACAGGCTCGCATCGGCTCGACCAATGGCCCAGCACACCCGCCCGAGGTCGACCCTGACCCCCAACCCAAGAACGTCATCCTCTGGGGCGTCGCAGTACAGTCGCTGCCATTCCACCTCGGCGCCAGCAAGGTCGCCCATGATGTCGGCAACACGATCAGCACATGGGCGCGCGTCATCCTCGAAGAGCGACGCATGGAACTGCCGCCGATCCCTGAGCCGCCCATCGGCCCAGTCTGCAACCCGACCGAGTGCAAGCATCGCTCCTGCACTGTGATCCGGTGGCACGTCAGGGAGTCCGAGACAGTCCACGCAGCGAGGTTCATCGGCGGGTACGTCTGGTGGCTGCGTCGTCGCCCTGAGGCTCCTGAGGCGTACAGCGACCTGATCGCCGTCGCCTCACAACTGGAACGCATCATCGACAACCCGCCGACGCTCAAGTACGCAGGTCCGTGCAACATCTGCCGCAAGGATCTCTACGTCCGCGAGGGTGCTGGCATGGTCGAGTGCCGCCCGTGTGGAATGACCTACGACATGGCAGGCCGGCGCGAGTGGTTGCTTGAAGCGGCCGAGGATCGTCTCGAGCGGGCAGCGCACATCGCCCAAGCCGTGACCGACCTGGGCTCGCCCATCAGCGCTGACCGGATCCGCAAGTGGGCTGAGCGCGGACGGCTGATACCTCACGCCACAGACAGGCTCGGACGACCACTCTACCGGATCGGGGATGTCAGAGAACTACTCAAGGCAGATACGCAGCGTGAGGCTCAGAGGGGTGTTCCGGCGTGATTCAACACGCCGAGAATGAGAATCCTTGTCAAATCCAGCGCACCGTGTCATGCTTTGAAGCCAGTGGACAAGGCATCCCAAAAACAGGGAGTCGGTCCGCTTTCCTATGCTCCCGCAGCCCTCGCCGGCACGTCACCAACACACAGGCCCAGAGCCCACGACGTCACACCGCGAGGCTGCGGGCACCAACACGGGAGGCGCCATGACGATCACACGGCGCGCCGACGTCACCCTCGCTGAGGTAGACGTCGCGCTCACCACCCTGTGCAAGATGCTGGCCCGCGCCGTTGCTGCCCCCGACCTGCCCAACGTCCGACGCTTCAGCGAGCGCATCGACGAACTACTCGACGCCAGGATCACGCTCACTCGAGACATGGCTGTGCGCTGATGGTCGACACAGGCGGCGCGCAACGTCATCCCGGCGACACTGAGCGTCTGATGGCGTACTGGGCTGAGGGGGAAGGCGCCGCGAAGATCGGTTGGGGCGTCGCAGGTGACTTTGCAAGATGCGAAGTCGAACTCGGCAAGTACGTCGGACCCAGCATCATCAAGGGCCTGTGTGCCAACCTTCACAAACGAGCCACTGGCGCAACGCCAGGGCACGCGCCGGGCGAGCATCACGGCTAGCGCCCTGCATCAAGTAGCACCATGATGCAGGTATGAGCCGCGACTACAGCACGATCACATGGGGCCTCGCACTGATCGCCTCCGCACTGTTCCTGACATGGACAGGGTCTATCTCATGGGCACTGACGGCAGCAGGCACGGTCGCTGTTGTGGCTGGCTTGGTCAAGGCGCTGCCTGTGTGGCTGACGCATGGCGCGCCCAGTAGCAGCAGGTCACGCACCTGACACAGTGAGGTAGCGCATGGCGTGGGATCAGAAGCGACGCACGTCAGCCGACTACATCAACCCACACAAGGCAGCACGTATCATCGCTGCACACGCTGGCATCTGCCACCTATGCGGACATGAACAAGCGACGCAGGTAGACCACGTCATCCCATGGGCAGAGTGGACACACCCAACCCTGTCAATGCACGACGCGAGCAACCTCGCCCCTGCACACGGCGCGCCCTGTCCTACCTGTGGACGTGAGTGCCACGCCGACAAGAGCAAGGCAGAGGCAGCGCGAGGCAGCACACGACGCGCCCAACGAGGCAAGAGGGCACCCGAGCAGCACCCCGGACTGATCTGACCCCCTGGGGAGGGTTCCCCCACCCGGCTAAGGGTGCTGTGCGACTCGGTTAGCAGACCGGATCCTGCGTGCGCCCTGCCCCCGTTTTTTCGACTCACAACCCCCGCACGATCGTGCCCTGGTGGCACGCACCGACCCTGGAGGTCACCGTCATGGCTGCACCAAAGGCACCTGTAGGTCTCGGCAAGGCCGGGAAGGCTCAGTGGTCCTCGATTGCCGGGTCGTACAAGCTGCGTGCCGACGAGTTCACAGTGCTCGAGGATGTGTGCCGGACGTCGGACATGCTCACCTTGCTGACTGAGGCGTGGGTCGCTGCCGAGAGCCCGATGACGACTAAGGGCAGCATGGGTCAGTTGGTGATCCACCCGTTGATTGCGGAGATGGACAAGCATCGCAAGTCACGCGCCGCGTTCCTCAAGCAGTTGGCGTTGCCTGATGCTGACGAGGCTGTCCCTGCGTTGAATCAGCATCGTTCGGCTGCGGTCAAAAAGTGGTCAGAGCGGGGCGCGTGATGGCTAACATGCCCACCTCAGTCATCATCGGCTCAGTCACCTACCGAGTGACCATCGACCCCGACGACTGGATGCGCTACGAGCACAAGATCCAACGCAAGGGCGACTACGGCCACACCCAGAACCTCGAGGCCACGATCTACATCAACCCGGCAGCCACGCCTGATGTCCAACGCCTGACCTTCTGGCATGAGGTCATGCACGCCATGTGCGAGTCCGTCATGGGCAGCCCTGACTGGCGTGGATTGGGCAAGGAGAAGGGCGACCGCGAGGAAGCCGTCATCGCAATGCTCGAGTCACCCATCGTCTGTGTGTTGCGTGACAACCCAGCGTTGGTTGCATACCTGACGACCAGCGATGGCGCGTAGTCTCGCTGCCTCCCAGACCCGCACTGCTGACTCCGACTACCGCGAGATCATTGGCTGGTATGAGGATCAACTAGAGCGTGCGACACCGCCTACTGGCCTTGAGTGGGAGCCAGTCAAGATCGGCCCGACGTGGCAGTACGACAACGGATGGGTGTTGCCGGCGGTCACGATGGGGTGGCGCAACCTGGCATGGACAGGGTTGAACCTGTCGGCGCCCAAGGGTGGGCCGTGGACGTACACGCTCGAGCAGGCGCGCTTTGTTCTGTGGTCTGACGCGATCAACCCCGAGACGGGCGAGTTCCTGTACCCGTCTGCGGTTCTGCAACGGTTGAAGGGTCATGGCAAGGACCCTGTCGGCGCTTGCGTGTCAGCCACAGACATCTGTTCCGAAGATGCGATGTTTGATCACTGGCGCGGAGACGTTCCGGTTGGTCGGCAGCAGGAGAACGCCTGGGTGCAGATCATCGCCACGGCGCAGCAGCAGACCCAGACGACCATGAAGTTGTTCCCTGGTCTCATACCTGCTGAGACGCGCAAGAAGTACGGCATCCAGATCGGCAAGCTGAACGTGTGGGCTCGGGGTGACACGGCGCAGATCGAGGCCGTGACGAGCAACCCGCTGACCGTTGAGGGTGCACGTCCCACTCGGATCATCCGGGTTGAGACCCAGAACTGGAACTCGTCTAACTCCGGTCACGACATGGCCGGCGCGATCGAGGGCAACGCGGCGAAGTCGGAGGGTGGCGCCGCTCGCATCCTTGACCTCTGTAACGCCTACCGTCCCGGCGAGGATTCTGTCGGGCAGAAGATGCGCGAGGCGTTCGAGGCCACACAGGGCACCCACTGTGAGGCTCATGAGGATCTAACCGACTGGCCCGAGTGCATCAACTGCCAACGGCCGAAGTCGATGGAGTTCGGCCTGCTGTATGACAGCCTCGAAGCACCACCGGAAGCACCACTGACCGCCGAGGCTGCACCCGGCGTGGTCGAGTCCATCCGAGGCGACTCGGTGTGGCTGAACACGCGGCGCATCGTCCAGAGCATCGTCAACGGGTCGAACTCAGCGAGCGAGTCTCGGCGCAAGTGGTACAACCAGATCTCCGCAGCCGAGGACGCATGGGCCGACCCAAACGATGTCCGCAACGCCTCACGGCCTGAGTTGATCGCAGCCGGTGAGGCTGTGGTCCTGTTCGGGGATGGCTCCAAGTCTGGCGACGCTACCGGGCTGATGGCGACACGGATCAGCGACGGTCACTGCCAGGTGTTACACGTTCAGCAGCCCAAGGCAGGGCAGATTGTTAACCGGGCAGCGTTCGACCTCGCGGTGATTGAGGCGTTCGGCACATTCAAGGTCATGGCGTTCTGGTTCGACCCGAGCCACGCCAAGGACGACGACACCGAGGGTGACAACCGTTTCTGGTGGACGCTGTGCGACGAGTGGTCGCAACGGTACGGCAAGCGGCTCAAGTGCTGGCCCGTGAAGACCGGCAACCGCACTCACGCGGTCGCGTTCGACATGGCCCTGGCCATCAACCAAGCCATCTTCGTGCCGGCGTGCGAGCAGGTGGCGAGCGAACTCGTGTCCGGCACAGTGACTTTCACCGAGTCAGCGTGGCTGCGCGAGCACATGGTCAACGCCAAACTCGCGCCGGGGCTGTACGGCACGTCAATACGCAAGGACAACCGTTCCAGCCGCCACAAGATCGACCTGGCTGTCTGTCTGATCGGCGGCCGGATGCTGCGCAGGATCTACCTGCTCAGCACGAAGAAGGGCACGCCCGGCAAGGGTCGGGTGATCGTCCTTCAGTAACCAAAATGGGAAGGGGCACAACCAGTGACCATGCCCATAGGCGAAACCGGCAGCCCCGTCAATATGGACCAGGCTGACCAGACCTACGGAGTGAGGGCTTATGGCCCGAGTTCGGTGGTCGCGTTGAACCTGCCGCTGGTGGCACTGTCCGGTAATGAGGCGTCGTTGGTGACGCGCCTGACGTCGCTGGTGGAGTCCAAGCGATATGGGTTGCAGCTCCTGGACGCGCACTACCGGGGCACTGTTCACATCCAGGACTTGGGGATCTCCATCCCTCCGTCGATGCGGAACGTTAAGATCGCGCCGGGTTGGCCGCGTGTTTGCGTTGACGGCCTCGATCGCCGGTTGAATGTTGACGGGTTCCGTTACCCGGACTCCAACGATGTTGATGCGGACCTGCAGGAGATTTGGCTCGGGAACGACCTGGACTCGGAACATCCGATGGCGCATCTGGACGCGCTGGTCTTCGGTTGCGGGTATGTCGGTGTCGGTTCCCCCGCAACTGGTGGGAACGTCATCGACACACCCCCGCTCATCACAGTGGAATCCCCACTGGACATCGCAGTGGAGTGGGATGCCCGCACCCGGACGATCGTTGCGGCGCTGCGCCTGTTCGGGTTCGAAGGTTCACGTCAGGCGACTCTCTACCTGCCCGATGAGACGATCTCGCTGATTCAGTCCGGCGGCGGATGGACCGTCACTGACCGTGATCGTCACATGCTCGGTCAGGTCATGATCGTCCGCATCCCGAACCGCCCCCGTTCCTACGCTCGTGATGGCGCCTCCGAGATCACACCCGAAATCATGAACATCACCAACGCGGCGGCCAGGACGATGCTGGGGCTGATGGTGGCGGGTGAGTTCTACTCGGCGCCGCAGCGGTACATCCTCGGCGCTGACGAGTCGGCATTCCAGTCGGCCGACGGGACACCAAAGGACGCATGGTCGACGTACACAGGCCGGATCCAGGCGCTCGAGCGTGACGCTGAGGGCAACGTCCCTACAGTGGGCCAGTTCACCGCCTATGACCCATCCGTGTTCACGAAGGTCATCGACTCGTACTGCCAGCGCATCTCTGCGCTGACCGGCCTGCCGCCGTACATGCTCGGCTTTGCCACCGCCAACCCGACGAGCGCGGATGCGATCCGTTCCGGCGAGGGCGAGCTGACCCGGCGCGCTGACCACAAAACGGTCATGTTCGGTAAGGGCTGGCGTGACGTGATGAAGCTGGCTCTGATGGTTCGCGGTAGTGAGCCGGCGAACATGGAGAAGATCACCACCGTGTGGTCCTCGACCTCAACCCCGACGATCGCCGCAACGACTGATGCGGTCTTCAAGCAGGTCACGATGGGTTACCTTCCTGCCACGTCGGACGTGACGGGTGAGGCGTTGGGGTACAACGCGATCCAGCGTGAGCGCATCGAGATCGACCGCGCCACGGATCAGGGCCAGTCGATGCTGCAGGAGATCGCGCACAACCTCGACGCCAAGGCGTTCCGTGCTGACAAGGCATTGACCGCCGACGCGGCTCAGGGTGCCGGCCAGCCTGACCCGAACAAATCGACGCCAGACAACTCTCCCGCCGCAATCATGAAGGCTGCGGTGCTCAGGAAGATGATGGACAGTGGCCCAGCAGGCGGTTAGTACTTCACCGCGCCCAGCGGATGAGCACCAACTAGGCCAGTCCGCTCTCGTCTCGCTGATCCCGAAACTACTGCGTGAGGCGTGGCCGTTGCTGGACCTGCACAACCTGCAGGCCACCATGCCGCAGTTCACGGCGGCGGTTCGGGCCATCGTCCAGCGGTACGGGCAGGCGTCGTCGGCTGCCGCGTTGGCGTACTACAAGGCCGAGCGCGCTGCAGCGTCAGTGCCCGGTCGCCCGGTGTCGAAGTTGGCTCCTACGCCTGCGGACTCGGTGATCGAGTCGGCGGTGTCGTGGGCGACGACGGACCTGTACGGCCCAGTAACACCGCAGACCACAGAGGCCGCATTGACCCGGCTCGATGGTGCCGTGCAGAACCTGGTGCTCGACCAAGGCCGGGACACGATCATCGGCGCAGTCATGCAGGACAAGTACGCCAAAGGCTGGGCGCGTGTCACCTCGCCGGGTGCTTGCTCGTTCTGCGTCATGCTCGCGCTGCGTGCCGGCGCCGGGTTCCTGTACACGTCGAAGCAGTCCGCCAATTTCAAGGCTCACACGCCTAACGCGGACGGCAGCGGCGGGCTCTGCCAGTGCCACGCAGAGCCGGTGTTCACCGCCTACGAGCCATCAGCGCACATGCGCGAGATGCAAGCGCTGTGGGAGTCGTCCACCAAGGGCCGCAGTGGCAATGACGCTCGTAACGCTTTCCGTCAAGCGATGGAAGGTCGTCCAGTCACTGGCACGACCGGCGCCAAGAAGCCGCGGGACCTGCTGCCCGGTACGAACATGGACCGCCCACAGGTTGAGTTCTTGCTCAACCAGGCGCAAGGGATGTCCGACTCTCCGTGGCGCACGAAACAGATCGACCGGCTGAGCAAACTGCTCGCCGGCAAGTAACAGACCTCCCGCCCGGTGCGGGGAAACACAACAACCCGTCCCAGGAGGACATGTCATGCCCGAACAATCCGAAGGCACCACTGAAGGCACGACCGAAGTCGCCCCCACAGGCGCCGGAGGTACGACCGAGCAGGCAAAGTCCCTGGAGGACCTGCTGGCCGGCCTCGATGACACCGCGCGTGCTGCGGTGCTCGGTGAGGTTCACAAGGCGCGCACTGAGGCTGCGAACTACCGCGGGAAACTGCGGGCCGCAGAACCGAAGGCCGCCGAATACGACCGTCTCGCGGAAGCATCCAAGACCGCAGACGAGCGTGCCCAGGAGGCCGTGAAGGCAGCAGATACACGGGCATTGGCATCCATGCAGCGCGTCGCCCGCGCCGAGGTCAAGGCAGCCCTCACGGGGCTCGTCGATGACCCCGACTCGATTGTCGAAGACCTGAACCTCGCACGGTTCATTGACGACGACGGCGAGATCAATGACGGCGCGATCGCTGCGCTCAAGACTAAGTACGCCGGATTCACTGGCAAGCGCGGCCCCCGGCCCGACCTTTCGCAAGGGTCCGGCGCCAACGGGAAGACAGCCGCCAACCCTGCCGCTGAGTTCGCATCCATCCTCCAGAGCCAACTCGGCTCTCGCGGATAACCCCAAACACCAAGGAGAGCCATCATGGCTGCTGTTCAGCTCAACAACGTTGCGGGCACACTGTTGCCCCCAACGATCACAGGTCCCATCTTCCTCAAGGCGTCCGAGACCTCGGCCGTCATGCAGTTGGCCCGCAAGGTCCCGCTGTCGGTCTCGGCCAACACCGCGATCCCTGTCCCCATGGACATCCCCACCGCAGGGTGGGTCTCTGAGGGTGGCGTCAAGCCTGTCGCCCAGGGCGGTGTCGGCGTCAAGGTCATGACGGGCAAGAAGGTTGCCCTTCTGGTCCCCGTGTCGCAGGAAGTCGTCATGTCCAACGCGGCCGGTCTGTACGACCAGTTGTCGCAGGATCTGCCGTCCGCGATCGGTCGCGCGTTCGACTATGCCGCGATTCACGGCCTCGACCTGAAGACCGGTGCCGCCGGCCCGTTCGGCGACTACCTCAAGCAGACCCCGAACACGCAGGTCATCGGTGCCACGGCGGCCAACGCCGGTGGCGTCTACACCGACCTGTGGACCGGCGTCGCCAAGGTTGCCGCGGTTCCCGGGATGCAGTTCTCGGGATTCGCCGCTGACCCACTGCTTCGCCCCGAGGCCGCAATGTCCGTAGACGCCAACGGTCGCCCGTTCTTCGTCTCCGACGCGTACAACGCCAACAGTGGCGTCAACGCTGGCGCGCTGATCGGGTATCCCGCGTACTTCAACAGCGGCGTGTCTGGTCGGTACTACCGTTCCGGCGACGCGGTGCAGGTCATCACGATCAACGGCGCTCCGACTGGTGGCACGTTCACCGTCAC